TTAAAATAAAATGGCAGAAACTAAAGTAAGCGGTAGAGATTATATCCTACTTGCAGACATAAACAACGATGGTACTTTTAAACCAGTTGCTTGTCTAACTACAAACTCATTGACATCAACTAACGACACTATTGATGCAACTTCTAAGTGTGGTAATGAATACACACCTAGTCCAGTATTTTCTCAATCTTTTGATTGTGAAGGTTTTGCAATTGATGAAACAGGAACTCCAAGTAAGGATTCTTACCAACAATTGTACACTGCTCACGCTGCAAAGACTTTATTTGCTATCAAAATGGGTAAAGCAACTCCAACTACAGGGGATATTACTTATGGTGGTGCTGGTTCATTAGTGTTTATTAGCGATTTTGGAGTACAAGCAGATGATGCAGATGATGTTAAATTTACTGCAACATTCGTAGTAAGTGTTCCACCAATTTTACAAACTGAAACTGCATAAACAATAACCTATGTTTGAATTAAGACTGGACAACAACAAAACAATCCCCTTAAAATGGGGTACTTGGGCGATGAAAAGATTTTGCGAATTAGAGAATAAATCTCTTTTAGACTTAATCAATATTTTATCAAGTGGGTCTTTTGAATTAGGAACAATAGTGCATATAATACAAGCATCTGCCGAAAGTGGATGCAAAACACTAAATCAACCAATTGAGTTTAACGATGTAATCGTTTGCGACTGGATAGATGAAGTGGGAGGATTATCTGCAAAAGATGGTCAGCTAATAGAGTTTATTAAATTTATGCAGACATCAATGGTTCCTGAAACAAAAGAAACTGCCGAAGTAACAAAGGATAAAGGAAAAAAAAAATAGGAATTTATAGCTGGGATTCAATAATTATTCTCGCAATAGAAGTTGGCTTGACAATTAATGAGTTTTGGCAACTTACTTGGCGGGAATTTTTATTATATAAAAAGGCTTATGAGAATCAGCAGATAAAGGAGTGGGAAAGGACAAGAACTTTAGCTTATATGATTTATAGGTCTAATTCAACGGATAAAAATCCGAAAAGTATAAAGTCCTTTTTCCCTTTGCCTAGTGATGAAGTAGAAGAGGAAAAGCCAAAACTAACGCAAGAACAACTAGCAAGGACATTAAAGTTGTACGGAGTAAAATAATAAAATGGCACAAGAAACATTAAAAATTACGATAACGGCTGACAATAAACAAGCCGTTCAAAATATACAGGAAACTGTTACTGCCACAACTCAACTAGGTGCTGCTTTTAAGAAAGTAACACCAGCAAGTAATCAAGCTACACAAGCATTGGTCAATGTTTCTAGGGTTGCTCAAGATGCTCCTTATGGTTTTATTGGTATTGCAAATAACTTAAACCCTTTATTAGAATCATTCCAAAGTTTACAAAAAACAACTGGGTCAGCAAGTAGTGCTTTAAAAGAGATGGCTAAGGGCTTAATGGGACCAGCAGGTATTGGTCTTGCATTAGGTGTCGTTTCATCTTTGATAGTCGCATTTGGTCCTAAAATAGTAAATTTTATTAATGGTGTTGATGCTGCTAAAGAATCGGAAGATAAGTTTGCAGAAAGTTTAAATAAGGCTAGAGCAAGTGCAAGTGAAAGTGGAATAAAATTACAAGCATATATAAATATAGCAGAGGATGCTTCAATAGCAGATGACAAAAGAGCAAATGCTTTAAAGTTTGTTATTAGCGAATTAGGTAAGGTTAATAAGGCTTATGCAGCAACAATTACAACAACAGACCAAGCAAGAGCAGCAGTTGATTTATATACTCAGGCTTTAGTTGCTCAAGCTATTACATCAAGATATGTAGATGAAATTGCTGATAAAACTATTAAGTTAGCAGATGCTAATAAACAAGCAATCAAAGCTGCAGAGGTATATAATAAAGGTTTAGAGAAAACTAAAAATATAGGTAATCAATATGTAAGTTCTACTATTGCACAAGGGGTAGCAACTGTTGGTTTAAAAGACAATTATGTAAAAGCAGCAAATGAAGCAGTCAATCTTAATAATTCAATACAAGATTTATATAAATCTTTAAATGATATAATTAAAGGTGCTGCAATAAATCCATTTAATACTGTTACTAACGGAGCAAAAGATTTAGACAAAACTATTCTTGATGTAACTAAGAACTATAAAGCGTTTACTAAATTAACTGCTGAACAAGTTGGAACATTTATTCCACAAGCAAAAAATGCTTTATCAACACCATTAGCCCCACAATCACCATTAACTAAAGGTCCATCTCAAGCAATATTAGAGGCAGAAGCAATTGCAAATGCTGCTACTGAACAAGCTAAATTTAATTATCTATTAAACGAGGCTGAGGTAACATCTAGATTTATTGCACAAGGTCTTGGAAATGTATTTCAAGCATTGCAAAGTGGTGATAACATTGGAGAATCACTTGTAAATGCATTTAGAGATATGGCTATTGAATTAGCAAAAATGGTAATACAGGCTTTAATATTTAAAGCAATTATGAATGCTTTAGGAATGGGTGCTGCTGCTGGAACAACTAGCGATTTAACAGGAGGATTACTTGGTGGATTAGGTAAGTTATTAGGATTTACTCCAATGGCGGAAGGTGGAATAGTAAGCAAACCAACTTTTGCTATGGTCGGAGAGGGTGGAGAAAGTGAAGCAGTTATGCCTTTATCTAAATTAGATACTATGTTAAGTAATGCTTTTTCAAGTGGTACAAAGAGTGGTAATTCTAATAATAGTGGTCAATTTATATTAAGAGGGCAAGATTTATTACTTGCAGTAAATAGAAGTCAAAAGGCATCAAGTATTAAAGGACAATCAATCAGTTTAGCATAATGGCTTACGGATTAAGATATACAATAACTCAAATTTTAAGGAATGGTAATAACCAAGTACTTGAGATATATGAGAGAGATTATGTTGCTGGGGTAGTTAAAACCTATAAGCCAGTATCAATAATAGTACAACCTAACTCAAACGAGGAATATCCTTACCCTACAATAATATCAACTCAGGTTAATTTTTCTATATTATTAGAAACGCAAGATGATTACGACCAATTTCCTAATGTACTTACACAAGATGATAGGAAGTATTATGTAGTACTAAAAGAAAGTACTAGCGTAATGTGGAGAGGTTTTTTGTTTAATGATTATACTCAAATGGGTTTTTCAACAGGCATAACTCAAGCAGACTTTACTTGTATTGATGCTATTTCTTTTATTCAAACTATTGAATATGTAAGAGATGATAGTATTAATCAATTAGACACTCAATTAAATGTAATTAGTGATGGCTTAAAGTTATTAGGCTATCCAGATGTGTTAAATTTAGTTGTTGCTTGTTCTTACTTTGCAGATGGTATGCTTGATAGACAAGATGGCGTAAGTAACGAGCCATTTAGTCAAATCTATCAGTATAGAAGGGATTTTATGGGAGAGTCTTATTATGACATAATTGGCAAAATAATGACATCTTTCAATTGTAGAATGTTTCAAGCTAATGGAGACTGGTGTATATTCTCTATGAATGAAATGGCAGCTACTACTAATTATTTTACTAAATATAATATTCTAGCTACTCCTACAATAACAAGTAGTGGTGTTCTAAGTAATACAGTTAACATAGTTCCTTATGCAGATGGCAATGTGCATTTTATTAATAATAGTCAAGTAAAACTATTAAAGAAAGGATTTTACAATATACAGGGGAGAGGTGCTTACGAATCAGCTTTAAACTATTGCGACAACGCAGATTTAAAGTTGTATACTGGATTTAGTGCCGTTGGATTTATACCTTCTTTTAGTGGAACAGGTACAGTTCAAATAATTGCCGATGCTAATTCACAATTTAATCAATACTTTATAACTAGAGGTTCTAGTGGAGATGCTTCAATATCTACTGGTAATACTGCATTGCCATATTTTTATTTACCATATATAGGAGAAGTTCCTTTTAATTTAAGTTTTGAGCATAAAACATTCGCAAGTGCTAAACTGCAAATAAAATTAATTACGGCAGGTGGAACAAAATATTTAGATACAAATGGTATATGGGGAGGTACAGTATCAAATATAGCAATACCTGATTCTAGTATTGAGTTTGGGACATTTAGTAAAGATATTCCACCTTACTTAGAATTTGGTGTTCCTATATATGGATATTTACAATTTAGTATAATAGTAAATGCAAGTGGGGAAAGTGGGTATTATAAGAACTTTGTAATTACAAGAGCAACAAGTCAAGTTAAATATATAGAAGCTAATTATAATCCTAATAATGCAGACCAATCTACATTAAAAGTATTTGAGCAACCTTATGGGAATAATTACCCATCTGTAACTTCTCCTGCTCTTGGTTATTCTTCAAATAAAGGGGTTTTATGTTATTCAGATGGCACATTCTTAAAGGATTGGTATTCATCTTGCCCTAGTGGAAATCCTTTAGGAGCAGTAGATTTAGTTGTTTTTATG